CGCCGGAGTTCTCGTGCAGCGCATAGGCTTCCACCACGTTCATGCCCTCCCGCATTTCACTCAGCGCAACGGTGACGTTCTTCTGCTGGACACCGGAACCGGCTGACAGGCCAAGCGTATAGGGCTGCCCGCCGTTGATACGGTAGTAGATGTTCTTCTCGCCACTCGTTCCCTTAGCTGTAAATGGGATGTTCACGTCGTTCCGGTATCCCCCGTCAGCAAGTCCGTTCCCAACCGAATAAGTGGTACTTAGTTCCATAGCCACCATCGTCACCCTGGCGGTAGCGGTTTTCATCAGCGTACCGCCATCATAACCGGCCTGCGCCTCCACCTGCACGGTGTAGGTCGTGGCATCCTTCAGGTAAGGCGACGCGTCAAAAGTATAGCTCTGACCGGCCGTAACGCCGACAAACTCCGCATCCTGGAATTCTGAAAGGACCGTGGAGCCACGTTTTACGACCACCTTGGCCTTCAGGTCGCTGTAGCCACTCACCTCGCCGCCACCGGCCGTGCCCACGCCAACGGCATATCTCACCACGAAACCGGTACCCAACGACAAATACTGGGAAGCGGGCAAGGAGGAACCCGAAGCATCGGTCAGGTCTATATTCACCACCACCTTGTCATCGTCGCTATACTTGGAAAAGCGTACCTCCCTGTCGCTTTCCCCGCCTTCGCCATCCTTCTGCGTGACTGTCATCACGTACTGAGTGCCGTCCTCGCTGTCCGTCACGTCGATATTCGTCACGGTGCCCACCAGCGAGGCGAACACCGCGCCGCTCGTGGGGGCTTTCGTCTCACCGGCGGCCAGCTCCTCCGTAGGGGTGGCCTTGTCATCAATACTTTTGATATAGTTCTCCACCAACCGGCCGCTCACCGGAAGATTACCCGTGGATTCGTCACCGGACCAATCGGTCTTCTGCATATCCAGACCGTCCTCGTCATACACTTTTTTCGCCATATCGTTATTCTTTAAAAGTTATTTCATCCGTTTCCAGCCATCCGTTCGGCTCCAGGGTTTGTCACCGCGCCAAAAGCCCGCGCCGAAACAGCTCCGGATGGCTTGCCAAACCAGCCTGGCCCCTATATAGACCGTCGCCACCACCCGTTCGCCTACACGGATGGCTGTCACCTCTTTGTTTCCAACACTTATCATACCTATTCCTCCTCGTAAATCAGGTAAATGGTCTTGCCGTCCTTTTCCGGGAGACTTTCAAACTCCTCCTCACTCATCTCCTTATGTTTGTAGCCTTGGGCTATCGCATCCTCGGCCTTCTTCGCGGCCGCCTCCGCCTTTGCCGCCGATTCACCCGCCGTCTGAATGGCCTTTTTTGTCTCCTGGGTGGCCGCTTCCATTTCGGGAGCCAATCCCTCCACCCTTTCAGCGGCCTTGATCGCCCGGGCCGCCGCGTCATCGGCTGGCTTGCTCAATAAGGTGATCGGGACGTTCACCAGTTTGTCACCTTTCTGTCCCGGCAGGGATTTGACCCCGCTCAGCGAGCCGACCGTCTCAAGGGATTCGACACTCTTCGATTCCGCCTTGACCGCCTCCAAAACCTGGGCGATATCCGATTCTGTCAGTGCCATATCAAACCCCTCCCTCTATCAGTTCATAAACTTGGCCGTAACCGCCGGCCGTCAGGCTCTCGCCACATACCTCCTTGATAAGCGTACCCTCCTCGGTGGTGATCTCCAGGATTCCACCGCCCTGGATGATACGCTGGCACAGGACGTAAGCCTTGAACTTCTCATCACGGCCTACCGGTTTGTCTTTTCCGTAATTGAACAGGGCCTCCGCTACGGCGGTGGCGATGTTGTCGCCGCCAAGCTCGTTCCCGTCAAAGCCCCTGAATCTCCTGTTTAAGTCAACTTTCATATCTCTTTGGTTTTAAATGTTTATTCCCCTGTATAGCCGACTATGATGCCGCCCCTCACGATAAGTCTTATTTTGTCAAGGTCGGGATTCTGGGCGGCACCATCCCCCCAGTTCACACCCTCGTTATACACGTATGTACCGTCGGAATTGCGGCTCTTGATGTACCGGAACCCTTTCGACGCACAAACATCACTTGTCAATCCGCTACCGGTATCCCTTACATCTACCGGACCCACAAAGAACCCGGCATAGGTCATACCGCTGGCCGGGTAGGTTAAGGAGCCTATCGATGCGTATATAGCGGCCCCACCGGATGTCGCCCCGACTGATTTTACGCCAAACCGCCCACTGGTAGCGCCATTGAAGGCCACGTCCACGATCCCCTCCGTCGAGGAACTCGAGACTCCCAGTTTCAAACTCCGGGAATCGTTTCCGAAATAATCGCGGCTCTTCCAATACAGACGGCCGGAATCGATGGTAAAGCCGCCAATCTTACCGCCGCTCGCCTTGACAGTACCGCTGATGTTCGCGTTCCGGGTCTCGATACTCCCGTCCGTGAGGACCTTGAAATAGCCGTTAGCCGTAACAAGCCCCTCCAGTTTGATTTGGTCGGCTTTAATGGTGACACCGGAAACAAGATTGCCGAACTCGTCACGCTTGACATAGACATTCAGTTCCGCCTTCTTTACAAGCCCGTTGCTTGTAACGCCCTCAGCGAACAGCTTGGAAAAATTGGCGGTAGTCACCAACCCGGATTTATTCCGCAATTCCCCGTTCTCATCGAAATGGACAGAAATCAGCCTGTTATATTTGGCCGTCGTGATAATGGAGGATGCCTCCAGCACATTGCCGTCCTTATCGAAATTCGCCGCCGCGATTCGGATCATCTTCTCCGACTGGTCGAAGAACGTGGCATACTTATACGCCAGGGCATCCGTCCGGTCTGTCGAGAACACCAACAAGGACACTTGGATAACACCCGTGAACGACAGCTTGAAGTCACCGGTCCCGTTCCACAGCCCGGAATGGTTGAATACCTTCTCCCCACCGACCGGCAAATCACCGTCGTAAGCGAACATGTTGAAATTCTCGTATCCGTTCTTGTTGGAATTGACAAACTCGATACGCAGGTGTCCGGCCTCGATCACCTTGTAATGGAAGGACAGGTAGACATAGCCCGGAATGCGAAGCCCGTCCCCGTTCAACTCCTTGAAATCGGGAATCGTGCGGAAATCCCCGTTCTTCTGCATGATATAACTGTTCGTTATCCTGACGTAAGGAACCTTGCCGGTCTTTACGACCTCCACGTTGCCGTTCTCGCTCGATACTAACAGTTTGTTACCGGCAAGAATCCACTTGCCGCCGAAAGTCAGGAACGCGGCCTTGTACCCGCTTATCCATTTACTCATCCCCTCGGTAAACGTGGTGTTATCGAAAAAGCTCTGCTCCTCCCTCACCTCGTCGCGCAGACCCTCCACGGCTGATTGTATCTTACCCTCCGTAATTTCAAATTTCGTCAGGATATCCTCGCCGGTCATGAGGACGAACGTACCTTTCAAATATACGTTGTCGCCATAGAGACCGTTCCCGTGTGGTTGGCTATTCGCCGGGAAAGCACTGTCCTTGATACCGTCAAGATTACCCACCCGGCAGCGCAAACAGCCGTTGAAGTTTTTCGCCATCACGCCATCCAGTATGTCAACACGTGGCTGGCCGTCCTCGGTAGCTGCTATGCTGATCAGGTTCTGCCGGAGCGGGTTTTCCGTGTTACCCATAAGTACACACTCATCGCCCGCCTTCGGTTCCGTCCCACCAAACTCCCTCTGGGGTACCGTTATCCCTTCCGCATCGCCTTCCGACACTTCCACCCAGTAACCCCGAATCTCCGCCCCCGTAAAAACGGCACAGCGCATCAGGTCGTGCGCCACGAACGTGTTCTCTTGCTCAAAGGAGATGCGGTAATTGTTGCCCTCCTTGGTCACGGTCTTGATCTTACCGTTGGCGGCGGAGACAACCAGCTGCCCCCTTACGCTGCGTACCGTTTCTATGAGCAGCTCCAGAGCCACCAACGTCTGCCGGATGGTCGCCTTGTCTATCGTGAGATTACTCAGCCCCGTTATTTTATCTATCCATATCTGCCAACCCTCGCCGAACATGCCGTCCACGAAACGGGTACTGCGGAGCAATTCCCGGATAACAGCCGTCAGAAACTCGGCGTTCCCGTCGCCGTCAACATTGCCTCCGGATTCACCGGCTTTGTAATCCCCAAAATAAGCCCCTTTCAGAAAACCGATCACCTCGGCAGCGGTATCCCGATGGCGTTTACTCAGGAATTCCCTTTGGCTTCTTTTTGCCGAGAAAAGGTTGTTGTCGGTCGGCAGCGTATTATCGAAGCTCCGGATAATATCGGGAAGCCCGGAACTTTCGGCCTTGGCTTTCGTATAGCTTTTCAATTCCCCTATACTGTCGTTTACCCTGTCAAATTTCGATACCTGCAGGGCGTCGCTGATCTCCAGGTCCATCTCCCCGGGAAGGTTTACCTTACGGGTGATCTTCGTAATGCGGCTCCTGCGGTAGCCGTCCTTTGGGAAATACTCGGCACTCTCCAAACGCACACGCCGGCCGACAAACAAATCGACTTCCTGCTGCTCGATCCACACATGATCGGTCGGAGCCTTGTAAGCGGCGATATCCAGCCAGTGGTCCTTGTTGTATTCGTCCACCGCAGTCGCAAATTCCTCCTCTGCCAGCCGGTAATACTTATCCGGCATCCGGATGTTCCAAAGGACATAGGTGTCCCCGGCCTTCGGGACGAGCTTGCCGCCCGGAAGCTGCGTATCATCACCGTAAGGCCAGATCGTGATGATCTCAAACTCACGGGTGGCGCTATCGAAATTCACCTCGAAATAATGGTCGTCCCCCTCTCCCAGCCCGGAAAGGTCACCGCTCTGGAAGGAGACGCGTTTCGTCTCACCGGCCAACTCATAATCGTTAGGATCGAAATCCATCCCGCCGTCCTTGAAGTAATAGACGGTAAAGGCCTTACCTTCCTCGTCCGTCACCTCCTCACTGCGGACACTGCTTACCGTTCCCACCCGCCGGGGATAGATATCGCTGAAGGCGGCCTGTTCGTAGTGGTCATAGATACCGTACTCGTCCACGCCCACCTCCACGTACTTCTTTTTTCCGGGGAGCATCAGACGGGGGCTGCCGTACTTCTCGGCGTCGATGTTCCGGCTGCTGCCGATCGGGAAAAGGCGTGTGTAGAACTTCGCCGTATTGCTCGTATCCCGCTCCAGGGAGGTCAGCCCCTTGCCGTATCCCAACGTGATCTCCTCACCGTGTTCGCAACGGCACACGTTTACCGTCTGCCCCTCGACCCACCACTCGGCCTTGCCTCCCACCTTGCCGGCGATCTCCTTCAAAGCCTGGTCGCAGTACATGCCCTCATAGTCGATCACGATAAGATCGGTACCGTCCACCTGCCCCACCTTCCAGTCGGTAATGTTACCCATGCCGTCGTTGATGGCCTTCACCACCATCGCCACATGGTCCCGCGGCGTGGCCGTCAATGTAAACAGGGGATTGGTGTCGCCGTCCGTTGTCTCCAGCACGAGAAAACGCCTGATCAGGCTCTCGATACCGTACAGCTTCAGGTTATACTCCCACTCGCTCCCGCTTTTCTCTTTCGGGGTGTACCGCTCCGTCAGCCAGTACCGCTCGCCCATGTAGTCCGTGAAGTCGCCTACATCAAGGGGGATATGGGCATAATGCGTGAAGGAGAGCGCCAGCACGTTGTCGCCCTGCACCTCCTTGCTCTGCGTCGAACTGTCACTTGCAGCCACGTCCGCACGCTTGGCCCCGGCTTTATCGTATATCGTTAGAAGCATATTCGAATCGTCTTTGAATGGTTATATAATCGGTACCGGCTCGCGGAACTTCACCTTGAATTTCCCGGCGTGGACCCCTTCCTTCCACAAATAGGTCAGCGGGGTGAACTTCGGACTGTCCGTGTATTTCACGTGCAGGGTCAGATCAAGCTGGGGAAACGCGATGTCGAGCCACCCGTCCTTCCCTTTTTTCAGAAAATTGATGAACGCGAAGTATTTCCGCAGCCATCCCTCCTTTGTCTTGTTATACAGGGCAAAGTGCAGCGTCACGTCACGCGCCTCGTTCCTCGGGGTAAGGACCGCACTGTATTTCTCCCCGTCCTCCTCCCGTATGTCCACGGCCGTCTCCTTCTTCGTCTTGCTCGGGGTCAGGATCGCCGAGAGGTTATCCATGCCACCGCGCCGGTCCTCCACCAGGAACACGCCGTATTCCGTCCAGATGTCCGTGCCGTTCACCAGCACCAGCCCGCCCAATATATCTGCCATGTCATTTCACTTTTAGTCCGTCACGTATCATTTTCTTTATCTCATCCTTTATCTCGCCCAGGTGGCCGGCACTCACACCGGTGTTCTCGGCTATCCGGGCCAGGTGGCCTTCGGCCGTGTCCATCTTCTCCGACACGCTTTCCAGCCGGTCGTCCATGCTCGACCAATGTTGCAAACCGCCGGTAAACATCCCCTCCAGCTTCGTGCCCTGGTCATACGTCATGGCCGTGTAGCCGCCCGCTTTCGCGCTTTGACTGGTGCCGCCGGCTTCGGTCTTGTCGTAGCCCGTGGCCGCCGCCAGGTTGTCACGCAGGGCAAGGGCTTCATCCATATACTGCATGTACTCTTCCATCAGCGCGTTCCGTTCCGCCTCGGTCAGTTCGTTGTCCTCCATGGCCTTGCCGAACTTCTCCCACCAGCCTTTCAATTTCTCGCTATACAGCTCGCCTATCTTGTTACTCAGCATGGCTTTCATAAAGTACTCGGATATATCCTCCGCCGCATCCTTGGCACCGTACTTCATGTTCATCAGGTTGTCGATGAAGCTGCTGTACATACCATCGAATGAAATGCCCGTCAGCCCTTCATACAGCTGGTCGGTCAGTTCCTCCAGCTTGCCGGCCTGGTCTATGTAGTCATCCAGCTTCTCGGTCAGTCGCCCGCCATAGCCGCCCTTACCGGTATTCTGTATCTGCGTCCACATGTCCACGTTGCTGCGCAGCGCCTTCATCTCCTCCGGGCTCAGGCTCCACAGGTTCCCGTCCCACCGGCGGCCGATCTGTCCGCTCAGTTTGTCTATCTGTGCTTGGTTGAAACCACCCCAGTAGTAGTTCCACGAGTGGTGGCTTTTGCTGTAGCGTGCCTGTTCCTGCGCTATCTGCAGATAGTTTGCATTCGTCTCTTTCTGGTATTTGTAAGCATCCCGGTAAGCTTCCACCGATTTAGTCCCCTTGCTTGCCTTGATGGTATCGGTCAGGTCCTCAATGGAGGTCTGCAGTTTCTCGTTCCGGTCTGTAAGGCGGTCTATAGCCGCCTGCACTTCCCTGGCGTTCCCACCGATGCCGAACAGTTTGTTGAAACCTCCGAAAGACACCGTGTTCAGCAATCCCCCGATACCTTTCACAAGGGAACCGCCTATCTGTTTGAACAGGTCTCCGCTGAGGATATTGTCGAGTATTCCGGTTATCGCATTGAAAATGGTGTCTATCAATGATGAGATAATCGGGCCAATACCGTCTTTCAGCAAATCCAGTATGGAGAGAATGGCCGATATGATCTGCCCGATGACTCCGGCACTTGACAGGGTCTCGGACATCCGGCTGATGGCATCACCGACCTTGCCTCCGATATTCAGTTTTGACAGACCGGTAAGCATATTCTGGATTCCTTCAAATGATCCCTGCAAGGTTCCGCTTGCAAAGCCGTGCAATCCGTTGGATACCATGTTCAACCCGTCAACCGTGTCCCGGGAGGCACTTTTCACCTCCCCGGCAAGCGCCTTCATTTCAGAGGTGGCGTTCAGGTATTCTTCGTCAGCTGAAGCACTGGACGATTGGGCCGTTTGAAGAGCGATTTTGGTACGTTCTATTTCTGCCTGGTTACCGCTTTCAAGAGCCTTGTTGTAATCGGTCTGCGCCGCTTTTAACCGGGCGAATGCCGCTTCCTGCTGCAGTTCCGCATTTTGCACACGTGTTACGGCATCCCCCAAAGCGTGCATCTGCGTTTGTAACCGGGCAAAATCCAATGTGCCGTTACCACCGGGAAGCATGCTTTGAATACGTTCAATGGCATCGTAGACGACCTGCTGGTCTGCGGCTCCCGTTTTTTTGAACTCATCCGTCTTGACATACTGTTTAAGCTCGCCAAGCAGGTTCTTCATCTGGTCTGCAAGCAGGCCTGTCAAATCCCCGAATGCTGCTCCCCAGTCTATCTTTTGGGTCAGAGCTTCCATATCCACTTTATGCACAGCCGCATCACGCTGTTTCTCCAAAGTCAGCCTTTCACCCTGGGACTGTGCCTTGCGGATTTTCTCGGCATATTCTTCAGCGATGGCCAGTTTCTGCTGCTGGAAGGTCCCGTATTCCTTCAGATAGTCACGCATGGCTTCCGCCTCTTCCCTGTACACGTCCGCCTCCGCTTTTTTCCTTGACTCGGTGTTTGAGGCACGGGCTTTTTCAAGTTCATCCTGTTGCTCCCGGGTAAGTCCGTTATCTCCGGTGGAAAGACCGGCTTCCTTGTTCTCACGCTTCCAGTCGGCTTCCTGCCGGTTTATCTCTTCTTTCCGGGCGTTATAGTCATATTCGATTTGTGCCAGTTTCTTTTCGGTACCGGCTTGCATACGGTCTATCTCTTCCTTCCGGTTCTCGGCCTGCAGGGCGGCAAGATCCTGCGCCAGCCTGCGCTCTATGGCAAGCCGTTGCTTGGCTTCCGCTTCCGGATTCTTCCCGGACTGCTTGGGGTCGATATGTCCGCCGATATTTCCTTTTTTGGCTGCTTCTGCCGCTTTCTTTACCTCTTCCTCCGCTTTTTTCAGATAACCGTCGCGTTTGTTTTCGGCATTTTTCAACAGTATGTCATAAGCTTCCTGATCATGTTTCTTAATGGCAGCCTGTGCGTCATAGAACTGCCCGGATTCTGCCATGCTTGACTGTATGATATATTGTCCCCATTTCCCGAAAAAACCCATGGCGCTTTCCGCCTCTTCCGGTTTCTGCGCCTTGATTTTATTCACCTCTTCATCGGCTTCTGCAGCTTTTTTTACAAGGTTCTGGACATTGGCCTGGTGCAGCAGAACCTGTACATAGTCCTCGCTCTTTTGGATAAGGGTATCATACCATTCGGAAAGTGTTTTATAATACCCGAAAGATTCCCCGTACTTGCGGTTCAGTTCCTCTACCTTCGCCTTTTCCTGTTCCTTGCTGCCGGTGAAGTTCTTTATTTCATCGATGACCGATTTCAGTTCGAAGCGGGTACGCACCATCTGGGCACGGCCGTCCTTCTCTATCTCGGTCATTTCCTTGAGTGATATGTTGAATTCATCCACGCCTTTTTTGGCACTGAACAGGTTTTTCGTCCAATCCCAGATTTCATCACCGTACATTACCAGCAGCATGATGCCGGTGGTCATGGCCGTCTGCCAGGAAAAGAGCGAGGACAGGACCTGTTTCCATACCGGTGTGCCTTTCTTGCCTGACTTCTGCAGCTCATCATATTCCTTACGGGCACGGGCCAGTTCGTCCGTAAAAATCGGCAGGTTGTTGGATATGGCCAGAAAGAACATCTGCGGTCCCATGGCCAAAGAAGGCATTTCACGTGCCATCTGCTGGATGCTGTTGTGAAGCCCGTTGAACTGGCGCTGTGCATTGGGCATGTCTGCAGGGGTGACCTGCACGGATTCCGATTCCTCCTGCAGCAGTTTCAGTTTGCCACGCAATTCCTCAAGCTGCTTCTCCAGTGCATGGATCTGCGCGATATTGGCACTCTGGTCCAGATTGGGGGCAGCCGTCTCCCCGGCAAGGCGCAGCCTTTCCAGTTCAGCCTCCAGCAGCCTGACGGTATTACGCAGTTCCAGCGCCTCACGTTCGGCCTTGTTCATGCCGGGCGTGAGTTTGTCCTTCATCAAAAATTCAACTTCTACAGGTTTGCTCATTCCAGTTTGCTTTGAAAAAATCCTACTATATCGTTCGCTTCATCCTCGGCGCTGTGTTCCGGTCTGGGAGCACCGTTTCCGCCGCCTTGCTTTTTCCGCACATACCGCGGCGCGTCGTTCAGCATCATGATCAGCGTCTGGTAATTCACACCGTCCAGAATGTAGTCCACACTCCAGCCCGTTGCACTCGCTATCTGCCACACGAAGCCGAAAGGGCTATGGGAACCCTCATACCGGGTTCTTAACTCCCCTTCCTTGCCTGGCTCAGTCTCGGAGTCATCGGGTTCGCCCGCGCTGTCGAGCTGATAATACGCATAAAATCCTTCGTGCCCATCAGACGCTCGAATGTT